CTGTACGCCGTGGGCCCCCAGGATTACTTCCTCGGCGCAGCCGTCACCGCCGACCATGCCTACATCATGAACGCGAAGGGTTTCGACGAGAACGTCCACAACAAGAAGAAGCACGTCGTTCCAACGGGCAACGCTCAGGCCATGGGATACCTGCCGATCCGAGAGGAGAACGAGTACATGAAGGAAGAAGACCTCACGCCGCGCCAGCAGTCAGTCGCTACCGCAGCGAAGTCACTTGCCGAGGCGGCCAAGGACCGACTGTTCACCCAGCTCGGCGCGAAGATAGCCTACGGCATGAAGGGCGCTGAGCACCTCAACGCGGGCAGGTGTCCGTCGTGCGGCAGCGACAAGAAGGAGTTCAAGGACGCGCTCTCGAAGCGCGAGCACGAGATCTCTGGACTCTGCCAGTCCTGCCAAGACAAGACGTTCAAGGAAGAGCACATCGGCTTCGACAGGCTCGCGAAGAAGGTCCACTCGAAGGCCCTAGCTGCGTGGATCGGTCGACGGAAGTACGGCAAGGCCGGTATGGCCTCCAAGGCGGCTGCGGGGAAGTCCCATAAGAAGTAGTCAATGGCACAGCAGGGATTTGAATACGAAGAGAACGCGGTCAAGTTCTTAAAGAAGTACGGCATTGTGCCGAAGGACTTCTACCCTGCCGGCTCTTCACACGACCGTCCAGACCTACTCATCCAGAAACCGCACGGCAGAGAACGACCCACGGGTGCAGAACTTAAGATGTCGCCCAGCGCCTCGGGCGGCTCCCTAGTCATAAAGTACGACCTAAAGAATCACGAGTGGTCGTTCGACCAAGATGCGAGGGACGAGGGTGAAGAGAAGAGTTTTATACGTCGAGTAGCTGAGCAATCTGGCGCCTTCAAGTACATCAATCGCGCATGGACTAAGATACCCGCAAAGTTCAGCCTGCTCGAGGGAGTCATCAGCAAAAAAAAGATGTACGACCACGACCTCAAGAACTTTCGCGACGTCAGGGGCGACATCCCGGCGTCCAGCATCGAGCACTACTACAACAAGAAGGCTACCTACTACCTAAACATCGGCACGCACGGCTTCTATCTTCTTGGTCCGTCTGATCCACTCAACCTCAACGGCCAGGCCAGCCCCCAGGTACCTCGCTTCTCGAACTCGGCCTCTGCTGGCTATAGGGCCAGGGTGCAGTACAAGGGCAGCGACAACTACCAGTTCACCTTCGAGCTTACGTTCTCGTCGGTCGCTAAGTCTCCCTACAACATCGCTCCGATCGCTTCGAGCGGCTCGCCGACGATAGACGCGAGCAAAGTCAACGTAGACTGCTTCCTATAAATAGCCGATGAAGAAGCTCACACGCATCTTGAACGAGTACGGCGGGGAGGAGCTCTTTCACCACGTCGAGCATCCAGAAGACCTGGCAGTCGAGCGACCAGGCGAGGCGATCAATGCCCTGTCTGCCGTCAAGCGCGCCCTCTCCAAGGGCAGCACCAAGTCGGGACGGACCCGCATCTTTGCTAAGTACGACGGAGCTCCTCTGCTCCACGTAGGCCACGACAGGAGGGGCCGACCGTTCGTCGCGACTAAGTCGGGATTCAACAAAGCTCCGAAGATCGCGCGGACCCACGGCGAGATCGCTCAGCAGTACGGGCACGGCGGCAAGGCAGACAAGCTGCACACCGCCCTCAAGCACCTGCCGAGCGCGATACCGTCTAAGGGCGTCTTCGCCGGCGAGCTGATGGGCACGCACCGAGACGTCTCCGTCGGCAAGGTCAGGGCGTCTGTCCGACCGAACACCGTCAGGTACAGCGCGCCCCTCGCGTCGCCCGCTGGCCAGCGACTGAGTACCTCGGCCGTGAGCTTCGTTCCCCACACCGAGTACAGGGGGAAGGGCGTGATCGGCAACAGGCCCAAGACCCTGCACAACTTTACCGGGTTCGGCAGTCAGACGGCAAACGCGATCCTGCCCTGGGCGCGCGCTAAGAAGCTGACCCCGCACGAGTCGCGCGGCGCCGCGTTCCACCTCGGGGAGGCGCGCAAGATCAAGAAGGCGCTGTCGCCTGACTATCGTGCAGCCGTCGCTCCCCACGCCAACTTCTTCCGGGCCTACATCAACCAGACGGTGCGGGCCGGCGAGAAGCCGTCCCTGGGCGGACTGCGCAACCACATCCAGTCAACCATGGAGAAGCAGGTCCGCAAGGTGAAGACGCCCCTCGCGCGCGCGAAGTACCAGGCAGCGATGGCCACGGCACTGAAGCACCACGACCACAACAGACAGCACTTCGAGACGGCCCTGGCCCTGCACGGTCACATCCAGGCGGCCAAGAACGCGATGCTGACCGCGCTCAGTCCGTCGGCGAAGCTCACTCCTACGATCGGGGGCAAGAAATCTCGTACGGGAGAAGGATTTGTTGTTTCACACAGAGGAAAATTGATAAAACTTGTTAACAGAAGTGAATTTAGTAGAGCTAATTTTGCTGGTGGCCAAGCATGGAATAAGCAGCCTTTTTAGACGCCCAAGTCTTTCGCATCTTTATTTTGGTTTCTTCTGTGTGTGGCTTTCTCTTCTTTCCAAGTGCTGCTTTTCTCATATTTTCTCTACCTAATAATGAGGTATTAGTTCCAGTTCTATTTTTATTTCCTATTTTTGAACGACTTATATTCATGCATGCTTCCAATGAGCGCTTTTCGCCTTTTCGTCGCCTACCACCTTCGCCTATTTTCTTTTTATGCTCTTGAGAGAGCTTTCTACCCGGATACTTTCGACCATGCAATTTTTCTCTTCGTCGCAGTCTGCCTTCTTCTGTAAGAAAAGATGATGTATCACCGCCATCACCAGTCTCTAAACATAAATTTGCCCAATCTGGAGAGCCTACTATGCTGTAGAGTTCTGAGAGTTCTAAACCTCTCTCGCGTAAACTTTCGATAGTCTCGTGTATGCTGTCTATCTCGGTGTGAACATCATTGCCATGTATCTGGAGGTGCAGTGTCCAGTATTTGCCTGAACCCCTGTAGACATAAGGGTTCTGGGTCGTCTGACCGAGATATTTGAGTCCTGTCTGATTATGGGTTTTGACGTATAGATAGTACATGCTGGTCTCCTCACAGACTAGTGCCGGTGGGGTTGACGCCCGCGACCGGTATTCTATTTATCGCGTCCATAAATAGGCCGTAGTTAGCCCACGGGAATCCTACAGGACATATTTTGACAGATAGACACGCAGTCGTTAGTTTTGGACGGTTTTCTCCTCCACATTTGGGTCATAGCGGCCTTATTGGGAAGCTGCACCAGGTCGCCAGAAAAGTACATGGCGATCCTATGCTTTTTGCTTCTGCGACGCATGATCCTAAGAAGAATCCTGTCGACTATGATACTAAAGTAGGATGGCTCAAGTCTGCTTATGGTAAGATCGTAAAGCATTTGCCGAAGAACCAATCTAACCTAATTGGTGTTTTGAAGCATGTAGGGAAGACGCACAATCACCTGCACTTAGTGGCTGGAGCTGACCGGCATAAAGAGTTCTCGGATCTCATCAAAAAATATAACGGAAAAGAATTTCGCTTCAAAAGCGTTTCTTTTCACATTCCCCCGCGCGGCTACTCGGCTAGCCAGATGCGGGATCATGCTAAGACCGGCGACTTCGCCTCGTTCGAGTCGCACGTCCCTCGAGTGCTGCGCGATCGCGCCAGGGAGATGTACGACACAGTGCGCGCCGGCATGGGAATCAAGGACGTCCACGAGATATTCGGTCCGGCCGGGGGCACCGTAGACCTCGGGCAGAACATCAACGTCCTGCTGTACCTCGGCATGGCAGAGAAGAGCCTGCTCGACGTCTACAAGAAGGTCTGGCTAGACCCGTGGAGCGCCTTCATGGTCCCCCAGTACCGCCCGATCCTTCTGCGCATCTTCAAGATCATGCGCGACATCATTTTCGATAACTCCGATGTCTACAACCGCGTCAAGCTGGACTTGGTACAAGCGCGCGGTGGCGAGCACGAGCACATCCACGAGGGACTGACCGACGGCGCCATCGACCTGCTGCTGCGTCTCGGTCTCGACGACGTCCAGTACGCGGTGGTCAACCGACGGATCATCAAGAACCCCGAGATCGCGATCAATGACTCGTTCCTCCGCAAGAAGCTGTTCGACCTGTTCGTTAAGTTCAGGCGCTTCGTCGTCGCCGACAACTACATCTTTACTCGCGCTCAGACCTGGATCCGCAACCATCGGGGCACGTACCGGGAGGAGAAGAGTATAGAGGCGCTCCGCAAGAAGGCGAGGTACTACGGGGTTCCCTTCGACGTCGTTCTCGAGGTGTTCGATCGGGGGTGCAGCGCTGGAGGCAACGTAGCGACGAGATCTGACGCCGGCGATGACGTAGTCAAGGCGTTCGCCCGGGTCAACTCCTTCCTGGAGGGCGGTGCTGCAAGGGAGCTCGACCGAGACCTCCTGGAGTCGCGCCGGTCCTTCGGCAGATTCTTAATGGAATAAATAGGGCATGGCAAAGTCAACTTATAAGACCGTCGGCGAAGTTACCCGTGAGATACTTAGGCGCAGTCGCTTCGGGGTCCAGGAAGACGTCGGAGCGCGGTACCACATCGTGGCACAGGCTGTCAAGCAGACCGGCGTCGGCAACGAGACTACCAAGCACGTCTTTGTCTTGTACAAACTAGCGGCGGGCGGTGCTGCCGGACACACCAAGATCGGGGAGTATCCGACGCGAGCAGCGGCAGAAGACGCAGTGAAGGCGAAGGGGGGGATCGTCGAGAGCGTCGAGGACGAGATACTCGAGGGACTGAACCTCAAGAAGGTCGAAAAGGACAACCCAAAGCTCTACGCCGCGATCCAGGCGGCACTCGAAAGAGACAAGAAGAAAGACGAAGAGAAAAAGAAGGAAGTCAAGGAGGAGGGCGGCGCCGGCGACATCGGCACTCCGGAACTGACGCAGAAGCTGGTCGACGACACCCCCGGACAGGTCAACCCCCTCAAGGAGAAACTCGCGAAGGTCATCGAGGCGCGACTAGCGCGGATCAGAGAACAGAACATGCCCGTCGCGCCCCCGCGCGGACCAGACGACCCTACTGCTAAGCCGGGTAGAGCAGACTTCGATCGACGACGTCATAACTGGCGAGCGCAGGTGATGCGAAAGATAATCGACGAGGAGTCTGTGCCGCGCCGCAACCGCGGTAAGTTGAACCAGGGAGTGTTCCTCGAGTTCCTGAAGAAGAACAGTCCCGCGACGTTCGACCGCGTCATCGACAGCATCGGCGAGAAGGAAGGCAAGTAATGAGCGTACATGACGCACTCGACAACCTGGCCAACGAGATCTCGAAGGAGGCCATCGACAAGATCAAGGAGCTGATGGCGTCGGGCAGCGACCGCGATCCCGCAGACGTGCTTGCGGACATCGAGGACATCCTCGCCGACGAGCAGGCGGCAGAGGACGAGGCGGGCGAGGACGGAGAAGAGGGCGACGAGTTCAGTGACGAAGACGGAGACGAGGAAGGAAATGAGTTCGGCGACAAGAAGAAAGACGAGAACGGAGAAAAGGACGAGAAGGAAGGAGCCGAAGGAGACGAGTTCGGCTCTGGCGAGGATGATGAGACTACAGACCTCAAGCCGACAGATAAGAAGTTCAAGTCTGATGAGTCTGACGACGAGGATTCTGAAGAAGGGGGAGAGCATCCTGACGGCGACGAGAAGGATCCTGAGGGGAACCTGAAGAAGAAGAAAAAGAAGTTCGGCGAGGAGGACGGCGAGGACGAGGAGGGCGACGGCGAGTACGACGACGAGACCCACGGTCCTAACCCCCAGATCAACCTCCGGCCGGTGATCAACGACAAGGTCGTGCGCGAGGCGATGGAGCGCAAGCTGCGCAGGGTGATCGACTACGTGCTGGAGTCACGCTCCCTAGCAGACCGCAAGGAGCCGAAGTCTCACTGGCCAAACTTCTCGCACCGGATGACCCCCGACGAGATGAAGAGATACATCGAGGACAGGAAGCACTACTACGCGCAGGTGCTCAAGCGCGGTAGTAAGGTCAATGAAGAGGAAGAAGACTTCGAAGCAGGCTATCGGTCGTCTCCAGAAGCCCGTAAAAATGCTAAGCGCCGCCGGTCGTACCATATCAATAGAGGCAACATGGACGAACGAGGTACGCAGCGCGACAAGAAAAATAATCCCAAGAGCGACTCTTACGGCGGAAAGTATGAAGGACCGGCGAAGGGACGCTGGCCAAAAGACGTCATGAAGGAAGACATCGCTGAGGCATCTAAGTACGACCAGTTCAAGAACCGCGGGGCATGGGAGAAGATGGAGCAGGAGCACCGCGCCGAGGCGTCCCGCTACTGGAACGCCTACCTCGCCGACGCCGGGGGAGCGACCAAGGAGGGCTTCGCCCGACTGAAGGTGCGCCACGGCGAAGAGAGAAAGAAGATGGCAGAGCGACTCAGCGTCAAGGAAGAGCTGCAGACCGAAGTCAAGCACTTCCGCACCCAGTACGGCTGGGCAGGCGGTCGGAACGAGCGCACCGGGGGTACGTACAAGCACCCCGAGAGGATAAAGGTAGACAGAAAAAATAAACCGGGGATGAACCAGTTTGGGTTCCCCATCGATACTAGCGGTATAGCAGGTAACGATCACGCGAATGCTGCAGCCGCCGCCCGACAGCACAAAGCAAAGAAGGTCAAGAAGGCCTTCGAGCAGGCCGCCGACGAGCAAGTAGCTCGCGGGATGCGTCCGAAGCTCCTCGACGACCGACAGAACGGCCCGATACTTACAGAAGTAGGCATCGACGGTCAGACGGCCAAGGAGACGAACACCAAGAACGCCGTCAAGACGCTCAAGCCGACCAAGCCGCCGGTCCGCTCCAGCACGATGGACGCCACTACCAAGATCAAGAAGAACATCAAGGAGGCCCTGCTCGAGGCAAAGCGTGGTCGGCCTCGCAAGACGGCCAACATGAGCCAGGGCACCGACGCAGACATGAACATCCTGGTCCAGCTGCGCAAGGTCATCGACCTACGCAACGCGCCGCCCCAGGTACAGTTCAACGACGGCACGAAGGCGACCGTCCATCCAGAGCACGCCAAGAAGGCAATCGAGACGTTCGGCGGCCTGAGGACGCCTGCGGACAAGGCCTCGTACATGCGCACCATCAGTCACAGCCACAAGAACTTCAGGACGGCCCTGTCTGGATGGAAGCCGCCTGCTCCGAAGGGTCCGAGGGTTCCGTCGATGCCGTTCGGCTTCAAGCCGTCGGCTCCGACTGCAGCAGTCGGAGCGAGCAAGAATCCGAGTAACCCCGTCGCGCCGGGGTACGTAGCTAGGCACGCAGGCCTGAGGGACCTCGCCGCGCCGCCGGACGAACTGCCGGTGAGCGTCGATCGCGTAGTTAAGTGACAGTTCTAGGGCAGATAAATAGGTAAGAAACTAAGGAGAAGATTTCATGGCCCAGTGGGGAAGTCAAGACGCAACGAGTAACTCGGTCCTGTGGGCACCTGCGAAGGTCAACCTAGCGCCGAACACCGTCAATCGCAACTACATGTACGGCAACACGACCGCTGACGCCTTCGTTACTGGCGAGACGATCGGCATGTTCGGCGTCGGCGACCTCGAAGAGGCGGGTTCCGGCGAGATCAAGTCCGTAACGGTCATCGCTCCGGGCACCGGCTTGACGGCCGCTCGTCCTACCGCCACGATCACCGACTCTGCAACTGGTGCAGAGGGCGGATCGGGCGCGACGGCGACGGCTACTGCAAAGGCGGTCTCCGTCACTCTCGCTGCTAAGGGCACGGGCTACCAGGTAGCCGACGTCGTCTCCATCGACGGCGGTACCGCTTCTGTCGCTGCAAACCTCGCGATCGCGACCACCTCTGTCTATTCTGCAGTCATCAATGCTGCAGGCACCGCCTACCTGCCTAACGACCACCTCACGGTAGTCGGTACGGGCACCGCTGCTACCATCAACGTCAGTCACGCCAAGGCCCTGTCTGCTACGATCGTGGCATCAAATACCGGTGCTAACTTCAACGTCGGCGACGTCGTCCTCGTGGTCGGTGGAACGGGCACTGCTACGAAGCTCAACGTCGCGTCCCTCGGAGCAGCTAACTCTATCGCGACCTTCACAGTCAACGCCGCGGGCGACTACACGGTCCTCACGACGTTCACTAACGTCGCGGTTACTAACTCCGGCGGCGTCGGCGTCGGTACTGGTGCTCGCGCCAGCCTAGTAACCGGCGTCTTGACGGCAGTACTGCTGACCAACGGCAACTATACCGCTGCTATCACGACTCCGACCCACGCAGCGACGGCAAACACGACGGGCCTCGGAACGGGCGCGACCCTCAATATCGTCACGCAGGCGGAGTCCGTCACCATCTCTAACGCCGGCAAGTACACGGCGATCCCGTCTCGATCTGGCGCAGCTACTACCGCCCAGACCGGATCGGGCGCCTCGGCGACCGTCGACTCGGCATGGGGCGTCAACGACGTCACGATCACCGCGAACGGCGCTGGCTACGTCGCTCCCGTCGTCGCCTTCGGTGGCACCGGACTGTCTGACGCGCTCGGCTCTGTCCAGCGCTTCGAGGCTGCGGGCATCGCACACACCGGATGGGTAATCCGAACTGAGGGCTCAGGAGGACGCGCGGGCCGTGTTCAGTACGAGGTCCTCGTGGCGGGCGGCATCTCCGGCGACGCGAGCGACGACTCTATTCTACCCCCTTAACTTTCTTTTCACATATTCTGAAATGGTGGATCATGCCGGGCCCTCGCCCGGCTTTTCCACAATGTGAGCAGATATATTCTTTTTGGAAGTTATGAGTACCAGCACGCAACCGAGCATGACTGGGATTCTTGTCGCCTAAAAAGTGGTGTGTTCCTTCAGCTACTCGTCTTTTATTGATTTTACCACCTAAAAAATGATGAGTTCCATTCTCAACTCGCCTTCGTTGGACTTCTCCTCCCATGATTCCGCCGACAAAGGGATGCTTTCCATCAGCATACGCGCGTCTATTCAGTTCTTTTTGGAGCTGTTTATTGAGGAAGGGGTGGGTGCCTTCTCTGACGCGTTTTTTATTTTCAAGGATCATCAATCGTGACTTTTCAGTAGGAGTTATCTCCATTCGCGCGGCTATCAATAGACAAGCAGCATAGTCACCTTGTCTCAGGTGAATATCATAGTGTTCTTGAATAGTAACAGCGATCAGATTCTCTGGACGGTTGTCTGTTGGGTCACCATTTTTATGATGGATCTCATAAGAGCGTCCATTCGATTCCTTTGGAATCGAACCGTAGTATTGTTCGTATATCTGGCGATAAATAGACATGCTGGTAACCTCCCGAGGTCTAGTGCCAGTGGGATGGCCGTCCGCGACTGGCGACCTATTTATAACGAGGTAAAATGACTGACGAGTTCGTAGCAGTCTCTACCGTATCACAAATAACTACCCTGTCTCCCGGAGATAGGGTAGTCGTCTTGTTGGCGAACGGCGTCGTTCGCACGGTCAACACCGTCTCGATGTTCTCGAACGTGAGCCTGCTGGTGAAGCAGGTCGCGACGCCGTCTTCCTCTAGCTCGGTCACCATCGCCAACAATACAATCTACGGCACTGACGGCTCATACATCTACGTAGCGACGGGCGCCAATCGTCTCGGAAGGATCGCTATCTCGTCTTCCGGCACCGTTGAAAGTGACGGCGAACGCAAACTGCTTCGCGCTGACGCTGCCTACTACGTCGATAACGTCACTGGATCAGATAGCAATGATGGCAGTGCCGCGTGGCCGTTTGCAACGCTCAAGTATGCGTGGAAATATTTGTCAGGCACGCTTGATCTAGCACAATTCAGTCTTACAATTCATCTTGCGGCGAGCGGAACGCCGTATCGATTAAACGACACTGATGATGGTGTGCTGCTCAATGGCTGGGTTGGCGGATCATACGTTTTTATTTCCGGTGCCGGTTCGGCCGTCACCACGATGGAAGATACGACTATCGGCTTTGACAAGATTTTCAATATTGGACCGGGGATTTTCATAAATGGAGTGACGCTGACCGAGGCCACGCTTGGATACAATTACTATCAAACCGCGCGCGGGATGGTTGCGTTTTTTGACCCAGCATGGGGGGTGCCTGATATTGTCGTTGGTCACACTGTTGGTGAGTATGGTCATTTAACCATAGGCAATTCGGGCGCAGTGCTCGTGCTTAGCAATTATTCCGTAACATCAGATGCGACCACGCATCACAATGCCTTTGCTGGCGGCATGATTTGGGTTTGGGCGGAAATCACTCTTATCGGTAGCCGCGCCTTCGTGCAAGACTTTTGCTTCGCGGAAGCGCTCGCAGTGATTGATTACTCTGTCGCTACATTTGTGGGCAGTGCCACGGGTCAAAAATATCGTGTGGAAAGCAATTCAGTTGTCTACCCACCGGAAGGCGAGTTACCCGGCGATTTGCCGGGTGTCATTGAAAGCGGCGGGCAGTATAGCGGTTTGGTAGGAGAACCGGCACTCAGCCTACCTGCTGCCCCGACGACAGCCGACCTCATGCCGGGAATGTTCTCAGTGTTCAAGGATACAAGCGGCGGCGGCGTCGTTATTGCGTACAACGATGCTGGCACCATAAAGACCGCAGCGCTAACCTAGTTTATCTTACCCGGCAACGCGAAGGAAAAAAGTAATGATCTTCATACTCATCGCGGCGGTCGTCGCGGGCATCCTCGCGATCGTCTTCAGGGACAAGCTGTTCGGGACTCGCGCTCCCGCCGTCACCGTCCCGACCGGGGCGTTCCCGCTCGATCCCTCCCTGTGGGCCATCAGCGGCAGCGTGCGACTGCCCCCGAATCCCACGGCCGACGGTAGCGGCGGGTGGTACCTGGACATCCCCGTCGGGCCCGACGGGGCCGCCGCGTGGGCCGCCGCGTCCGTCCCGGCGGTGCACTACGTCATCTCCACGGTGAATGCGGACTTGTCCACAAAGACGATGGTGTCAGTTGACGTGGAGCTGATGGCGCTGGGCAGTCCTAAACTGCAGTACAACTTGCAGGCAGACAATACAGGGTCATTCCCCGCCAGCGTTCGCGTGCTGCTGCAGCGTACCGGAGATGACATGAGCTCGGCGGGACCTATGGAGTTTTATCGCTGGTGGTCTGAGCCGATACATTTTGAATTAAAGGATGGCACCGCCACTTTAGACGTTCCACTGCAGCCCGATCAGTGGCTCAGCGTGCTGGGCAAGAAGGGTGATGCTAGTGCTGATGCAACGGCTGGCTTCAGAGCTTGTCTGGCTAGTGTCGACAACATAGGATTGACGTTCGGCGGCGGATCATTCTTTGGTCACGGCGTCAACATTGACCAAGGCACCGCCAGGTTCTCCCTGACGCGATTCGCGGTGAGTTAGCCCTAAATAACCAACAACTTAACCGGCAACGCGAAGGAAAAAAGCAATGCCCCCGTCCTACCAGAAAACCTACACCGGTCCCGCCACTCCCGTGACCTACGACCCGGCGTGGCAGACGTACACGAACCTGTCGCCCACGCAGATCGCGATTTTCCAAGCGTTTCCCCAGGACCTCGTCAAGTACGCCCGGAACAAGCGCTGGCAGGTCGAGATCAGCAACCTGACGCTGCCCAACGGTATCCAGCTTGACATGAGCGACACCAGTCAGCGCAAGATCGCGGGTCTCAAGCAGGCCTTCGACAACGGCGCGCTGACCGGCACGGTGCCGTTCGTCGCCATGGACGGGGTGCACCAGGTCGACGCAGCGGCCGTCACAGCCGTCTACGACGCCTGCGTGGCGCGCGTGCAGGGAACCTACACCGTGCTGGCGACGCTGCTGGCGGGCATCAACGCGACCCCGCAGACGATCACCACAAGGGCGCAGGTAGACGCAGCGTTTGCCTGATGCCGCTAGGCTTTGCACCGCTAGCGGCGAGCGGCCGCTCGCCGCTAGCGCGCTCGTTCTAACTATGGTTTAGTGATGCATGAGTTACTGACGCAAGACAACTTCTTACTGTACGCGGCGCGTGCTTATGAAAATCGATCCTGCCACAGCACGAACGAGTTCCTAGAGGACATCAAGCGCATCAAGTACATCAAGAAGCTCCTGACCAGGTACCTCCAGACCGGCGAGCTGAAGGAGCGACTGATCCTCAACCACGTCATCGTGCTCAACAACGTCTTCGGCGCCTACCACCTGCCGAGGATGCTCTACCTGAAGATGGAGGACCAGCTGCAGTTCGTGAAGCCATTCCTCGTGGCTCTCGAGATCTTTCCGGAGGTCATATATAACGTGGGTGCCAAGGGCGCGAAGATCCTCACCGACGAGATACCGATGGACACAAAGATCGTAGAATCACTGAGGGCGCTGATGTCAGGAGCAAGAAATGAAGCGGTTTAGGCAGTTCCTAGAAGACGCGGTGCCCGCAAACGCGATGGGAGGCTCGTCGAGTCACTCAGGTCCGATCGCGATATTCGATCCGATCCTGCTGCGCGTCAAGAAGAAGCCCGAGGTGCTGAGGCGCAAGCCGCCGGGCGCTACTTCTTTCCAACGGTCGCATCTTCCCGGGCATGGATGATCAGAGAGTTCAGTATCTCCGTCAATCTATCGTTGAGCTTGATTATTCGTATGTCGTGCTGATCGACCTGTTTAGCAAGTAAGTCATTGGACTTAGATCGCTCGAGGTTCCAGACATTAAACTGGTCCTTCGGCATGCTGAATTCTATATTTTTTTGTAGGAGGCTAGTCCTGTCCTCGACGAGCTGCTTGAAGGCCTTGTGCTCCTCCTGCGTCACGTAGTCCTTCTGGAGCTTCTTTAGGTCTTCCCTGATTCCAGCAATTTCTTTTGTCTGGCGTCCGTCGGCCTCCTTGCGATCGGTTCGACTCAGAGCGACTTCCTTCTCTAGACTTCCGAACTGGTTCTGGAATATAGTCCAGCCGCCCCCGGCCAGCGACAGCACTAGTGCTACCGTGATGACTATGTTAGACCAGGTGAGTTCTAGCGACTGCCGAACTCCGTTGCCGTTCTCTGCCATTTCTTTCGCGTCCTCCCTCATATTTATCGGATGCTCGAGTTGACAACTTTTGCTCGATGGTGTATAATCTGCTAGGGTTTCGGGCACAGAGCCAGACTATAAATACCCCATCAAGAATTTACCACCAAAGCCAGAATGGAGAAGAAATAATGACTCAAGTTTCCCCGGTCAGTGCTCCTGCTATGCCTAACGCAGCAAGAGAACTACACCCGGGGATGGGACAGGCGGTCGCAAAACGTACCGTACTGAGGAAGCACTCCGACGGCTCCTTCGAGAGCTGGAGCGACGTCGCGCACCGCGTGGCCCTCGGCAACTCCCTGCTCTGCAAGAACGCGATCGAGGGGCAAGAGGAGTACAAGTACCTCACCAAGCACGTCGCTAACGCATCCCTCCTCCTCTCTGGCCGGCACCTCCAGCACGGCGACGAGACCCAGCCCGAGCGCAATCTCGAGGTGTTCACCAACTGCGCGACGGCCGCCGCCAACTTCGTCTCGTTCTACTGTCTGATGAACGGCTCGGGCGTAGGCAGGTGCTACGACGACGAGATCATCCTGGTCGACGTCGACAACGCGCCTGCTCTTCGGTGCGTCCTGTCGCACGAGCATCCCGACTTCGACTGGTCCGCGCACGAGTCAGAGCGAGACGCGGTTCACAAGTACGGACGCGACTCCAAGCGCGTGATGTGGTTCCGAGTGCCCGACAGCCGAGAGGGCTGGGCCCAGGCTCTCGAGGTGTGGGAGAACGCCGCGTTCGAGAAGATCCACAAGGACAAGATGCTGATCCTGGTGTTCAGCGACGTGCGCTGTAAGGGATCGCCGATCAAGGGCATGCAAGATCGACCGGCGAGCGGCCCGGTGCCGCTGATGAACGCCTTCCTCAAGGCCGCGTCACTCAAGGGGGCGGGACTCGCTCCGTGGAAGCAGGCCCTGTACATCGACCACTACTTCGGCGAGTGCGTGCTCGTGGGAGGCGCCCGCCGCGCAGCGCGGATGAGCACCAAGACGTGGCGCGACCCGGGCGTCGTCGACTTCGTTCGGATCAAGCGGCCCATCGAGTTCGAGGGTCTGGACGTCGACGAGGTCGCAGACTATCGCAAGAGCAACTCGCGCGTCGAGCCGTTCCTCTGGTCGTCCAACAACAGCGTGACCGTCGACGCCGAGTTCTGGCGCCTGCTCGACCTCAAGCGCGCCGACGAAGAGCACGGGTCCGAGCTGGCAAAGCACGCCCGGCGCGTCTGGAAAGAGGTAACGGCCTGCGCCTACGCCGACGGCACCGGCGAGCCGGGACTGATCAACGTCGACAAGCTGACTACCAACAGCGCGCCCGGCCTAAAGGGCGCGGCGTACCTCGGCTCAAAGAAGTACCAGCCTCGCGAGGAGACCGAGCTCTACCTGAGCCGCCTGGTAAAGCGCGCCTCGAAGATGAAGCATCCCATGATCACCAATCCCTGCATCACTGGCGATATGCTGATCGCGGTGGCTGATGGTCGCAATGCGGTGTCGATTAAGCAACTCGCAGAAGAAGGGTTGGACGTTCCAGTCTATTCTACCGATCCCGTTACCGGCCAAGTACAAATAAAGATGGGCAGATGTCCACGTCGTACTGGCGAGTCACGAGAAGTGTGGAAACTTACGCTGGATGACGGCTCCATCCTTCGTGCGACCCCAGATCACAAGGTGCTAACCAAGAACCTGCAATATGTGGCGCTTCAAGACCTGCAGCCAGGTGAGAGCATCTCGCCCTTCAACAGCTTCAACTCCAACGGCTATAGACAGGTGTGCGGAACCGGAGTTGAGATGCGTGGTGGTGCACGACGAAACAAAAGGCAATACCGTCTCATCTACGAGTATTACCTCGGCGGGGTTGATCCTAAGATCTATGCCATTCACCACGCTGACTTCGACAGCCAAAACGATGCCATGAGCAACCTCGAAAAGATGCTTCACGAGACACACCGTCGCCTGCATGCCGATCGAATGATGGGAGAAAAGAACCCTTATCATCGAATGGATGATCAATGGAAGAAGAGTTTTGCATCACACCCAGGTGAAACTAACGGTCGATATTCTGGTTACACCGATGCGCATCTGTTAGAAGAAGGCCGAAAGCTGTTTGAGAAGCATGGCATATTGAACACTCACATTTGGGGCCGGCATGCCAAGGAGCATGGACTGCCCCAGTCCTTCAGCAAGTTTAGGTTTGAGGGTGACTTCAACAACTTCAAGAACGACATGCAGCGCTGGGTCCGCATCGCCGGGAAGATCGCCCACTTCATGCACGTCAGGCTGGTCTCGGACGCCGCGGCCACGATGGAGAAGCGGGTCGAGATGGGCGTGAAGGCCGAGCTGCAGGAGAGGGGCTATGCCTTGCTGTGCGTGTCGTTTCCGCGCAGCGACCTGGATCTGCTGGCCGGTCAGGAGGATGCGCTCTACGAGGCCCAGTTCGGGAAGTACCAGAAGTGATCCCGAACCACCTCC